GTCGGCATCAATGCGCCGATCTCGCCATCGGTTGCGGTCTTTAGCTCGTTCAGTTCGGGGTAAAGGTTCACGCACCGCTGGCAGTCGGCGTTGACTGTCCGAAGCTGGTAGGTTGGACCGATGAACCCCGGAAGCCGCATTACTTCAACCACCCGCAGATATTGGATTCCCAGGTGTAACCAGTGGCCGCGCCAGGAGTGCAGACAACGGTAATAACGTCGCCAGCCTGGAAAAGCAGCGGGTCGGGAAGTTCCATGTAGACGGGGCTGTTTAGCACGCCGGGGCCAGCAGCCATGAAGGTGTTAAGGACGGTTCCATTGCGGCGAATGCTCAAGGTGCCGAAGTTGGTGGCAGTGGTGGCGAAGGTGGTAAGGCGCACATTGGCCTCGAACCACTGGAGCGCCAGCGTGCTTCCAGCCGGAACGGTGTAAGTCAAAATTTCCTGGTTGGCCGTGTTTGCAGTTGTGGCAAGGCTTCCCGTCTTATTGACATTGGTATTAACGATGGTCGGCATGGGTTCTCCTAGTAGACCTTGGACTTTTTGAGAAGCGCACGATCAGCCTTAAGGTCGGCCTTGCTGCCTTCCTTGATTCCCTTTGCCTTGTCCATCTTCTCGTCAGCCTTTTTCACGGCTTTCGGAGCGTTCTTGGGAATGCCGATTTCCTTTTTCATGGACGCTCCTAATCGACCTGATAGCCGAAAGAACGAATTGCGTTGTTGTTGCCTCGCCCGACCAAACCGTCATCCGAGGTCAGCCAGACGGGCGAAATGTTCATGCTCTGGATCGCGGCCCTGGCAGCAGCGGCACGCATCTGAAGCGTTGCGGAGGGCTGGATGGAATAGGAACCAGACAGGGCCATCCCGAGGTTGGTAACAATCGCTTCCTCGTAACCGTCTGGGAACACAATCGACTGGTTAACATCTGCGAAAGCCGAGGTTCTGCCCCAGGTGTAGAGTGCAACCTGAACTGTGGAATCCTGCGGAACTGGCCAAAAATACAGGCTGTTCAGCGGCATGTTGCCGGTGATCCAAACCTTGGTTGGGAAGTTGCTCGGCGTGGTCTTAACAGAGGTGTTCTGCCATTCCTCGTCATTCAGCACATCAACCGGGATTTCGACCGGGTAAGCGCCAGTGTTCAGAATCACGGAAACGGCTTGAATCTTCACGGGGCGGGCAACATTGAAATCCCCACCCGTGCCCAGCGTGTAGACCTGTTTTCCCGCCGTGAGTGAATACAGGTCACGGTTGACCGTGTAAACCATCAACTCTTCTGTGTTCCACTTGCCAAGCATGCGGTTCAGCACGCGAAGCCCGTAGGCTGCGGCCTCAGCGGTCACAGCCTCGTTGGGGTCTTGTGCCCCAATCTCAACCATGGCGTCGTTGATGACTTCCCTAACAGTGGTCATGGGTTAGCCTTCCTGGGCCTTCCGCCCTTGCTCTTGGGCTTTTCTTCTCCGGAAGGCGCGGGCTTATCCACCCTGGGAACCCCGTAGGGATTCGACCACTCTGAATCTAGGGCCATGTCATACGCCGAATCAGGAACAACAATCGGCGTCATGTCCAACCGGACCAGGTTGTGACTCAGGTATGGATAAACCCGCTCCATGTTGCGGCCTAGTATTCCAAGCTCTGGAGCAGCACATGGAACACGGTGCTGCCTTCAACAAAGGCGGTGACGCTGGAAGCGGTGAGCTTCAGCTTGGAACCAGCGGCGTAGGCGATGTTGTTACCACCAGCCAGAACATCGGTAGCGGTCGAAGAAAGCACCGCGCCGATAGGCGTCTGATTGGCGGAGGTCATAGCCAGGGAGCAGCCAGTTACGGCAACGCCATCAATCTTGGGGGTGATCGTCGCGGCTTTGCTGCCGGTGGTAACAGCCGCGGTGCAGACGGACTTCAACTCGATGAGCTTGAAGGGGAAGGGAACGACGTAGTCAACGACGATGTCGCCATTGGCCAGGCTGGCATTCAAGAAGGGGAAGGCCAGCGGAACAATTCGGCCATTGCCGACGTTGCTGGTAGAGGTGGCAGGAGTGTTAGCCATTGTTGGAACCTCGTGTGATTGCGTTTAGGAAGCCGGAGGGCCGAAGCCCCCCGGCGTGGTCGTTCTTAGCCGTGAACCCGGACAGCCCACTTGGGACGGAACAGGGCCGAACCGGCCAGCACGTCAACCCGGTAAAGTTCCTTGTCCGTGGTGCCGTTGTAGAACTGCACGAGGCGCATGGAGATATCCAGGCTCTTGCTGCGAATCCGCTTGGCGAAGATCGCGGAATCAGGCGCGGGAAGGTCCACACTCACGAGGCCCATGGCGTCACGGTGGAAAACCAAGTCAGCATTGCTAACCTTGGCGCTGTAGGTGTTGTCCTGCTTGCCGTAGACGTAAACAGCAGCGGTGGCCAGGGGAAGAGCGGTCACGTTCTGGTTGGGGCCAGTCGCGTAGATCGCGGGGCTAATCGGCAGCGTGGCCATGGCACCGCTGGAGTCGGAGGTGTCAGCGGTCACAACGAACTGCTGAAGCTGGCCGGTGCTCTTTTTGGTGACAGGGTTCACGCCATATACGTTGGCGATGCTGATAATGTCGCCCTTCTTCAGAGCGGAAGCGCCAGAGGCCCAGCCATTGGTGCTGATCGTGGAAGCGCCTTCCGTGGCATTAGCGGCCATGGCGGGCGTGGAGGTGCCAAAGGTGCCGACGGTGTGGTTGCGGATGTTCTGGTCCATCGACCACTTCAGGCCCAGGGCGCGGCCCATGGTGCCTTCGGTGTACTGGCGTCCAATCTCATCGGTGGGGTTGTAGAGGCCGCTGAGGGCCTTAACCATGCTGGCCTGGCTCCAGGGGCTGAGAACCGCATTGCGCTCGCCATCACGAGGAACAGCCCAATCGTCCAGCATCGCGCCAGCATTCAGGTAAGGGTCAACCGTGCTGGGCTTGGTGCCGGGAGTTCCGGTGAACTGCGTAATGCCGGTGTAAAGGTCGGAGACAAGCCCGTCGATGTAGGAGGCAACGGGGGCCATCAGCGGGTTGAGCACGTTCTGCTGGAAGGCTTCGCCATTTTCCACGGCCAACTTCAGATCCTTGGTCGTGAATTCCAGATCAGCGCCGAACTGATTCAGCGTCACGGGAACATAGGTGTCGTTGTAGCCCTGGGGCTGGGCAGTGCTGCCCTGACGCACACCATAGAAACCAGGGATACGCACGTTGATCGTGTCGCCCTGCTTTGCGCCGGTGTCGGCAAACTCGCTCTTGTATTGGCGATTGACCATCTTGGCGAGAACGGTGTTGTTCTCAAGGCATTCCATCGCCATGCGGGTGATCTTTACTGCATTGTTGTAACTATTAGTAGCCATTGCGTTTCCTGGGGTGGGTTCGATCCCACAAACAGGGGTTTTGGGTTAGTAGACGACGAGCCTCCCGTCATCCTTCGGCGCGGGCGCGGAAGGCGCAGAGACGGGGGAAAGCGGCTTGGGCGTCTGCGTTTTCTTCAGCTCTTCTTTCTTGGGTTGAGCGAATCGAACCTCAAGACGAGCCACCTCGAGCGCAGCCTGACCCGCGGGAAGGGCGAGAATCCGCCGCAGATCCTTGGGGTTATTGGCGAGGTGATAGGCAATGTCAGCGGTGTATTCGCTGGCGGCCACAACGGAACCGATGTGAGCGGGAAGCTGGGGAAGCGCAGAGATAGCCTCGTCGAAGTCTTCGTACTTCTCGCGGGCTGCTTCGGCCTTCTGGTCAAACGTGCGCCGAACCTCAACCTCTTGGTTCTTGGCCTCGCGTTCCTCAAGGACGCGCTTAACCTTCCAATCAGTCAGGGCTTCGTTGTATTCGTCGAAGGTGTTGAACGCTTCGAGCTTGGGGCGCTCGCTCGACACAGGCTTTGGGGCATCGGCTGGCTTGGGCTGTTCACGCTCGAGCAGCATTCGCTCCAGCATTTCAACCTTTGCCTCGAGTCGCTGGGCACGTTCCTTGGCCCGCTGGCTTCCGGTCTTGCGCTTGTGTTCGGCTTCCTGTTCAGGTGTTTCCTGCTCGGGTTCCGGCTCGTTTCCCTCTTCCTGGCCCTTGGGTTCAGCAGACTCTACAACGGCAGGCTCACCGTCGTTTTGCACGCCGATCTCTTCGGGGTCGGGATCGAGAATGTATTTCTCTTCACTCATTGCTGCTCCATGCCAGCCTCAAGGCCAGCGGTGTCGGGTTGTTCCTCGCCAGCGGTCATCGCCGGTTCGGGATTGGTCATTCGCTCGTGCATCGCCAGCACGAGTTCCTGAAGGTCTGAAAGCTGCATCAGCAGTTCTTGCGAGTTCTGCTCTGCGCCTGGAACCTGGGCCGATAGCTGGGCCTTGACGATTTCCGCCTGAGCCCGGATCTCGGCAACCTTGATATCTGTTTCGGCTTTGATTTCCTCGGCGCGGATCTTGGCCGCGTTGCCAGCTTCGAGGTCTTCAAGTTGGTCCTGCGCAGCCTGTAGGGCCTGGGTTAGCTGCTCGTGCTGCTGCATGAGCGTCTGCATCTGCTGCTGAACCTGGGGCGGAACCTGCGGGGCACCGTCTTCAGCCTCCTGGAACTGGGGCGGCAAGGTCTTCTTCAGACGCTCGACCAGCTTCGGAGCGATGCTGAAATCAAGCTCAGAAGCGACCAGGTCAGGCGCAACCGTGGTTAGGACGTTGCCCAGCGGCCCCTGCATCAGCGACTCAAGCAGGGCTAGGTTTTCCTGACGCTTGGTCTGGTAGCCAGGACCAACTGAAACAGTTACGTCATAGACGCCGGTCTTTAGGTCGTAAATCTTCTCTACGCCAGTCTTCTTATCCTTCACGCCGGACGGGCCATTCACCGTCACGAGGTCGGTGGATTCATCAGGCTTGACGATGCGCACCACCCGCTGCGTGTCGTAAACCTTCGGTATCAGGTCAACCAGGATGCGCCCAAGGTGCCGAACAGATCGTGCCGCGTTGTCCGTGTAGTGGAAGTTGCCGGTCTGCCCCTGGCGCTGAAGCTGACGAATCGCCACTCCAGACTGGCCAGATTCACGGTTCCCAAGGGAAGCGTCATACATGCCGGTAGTGGCCTTGAGGTCATCAACAGCCCCAACCATGGCTTGGGTGATAGCCATGATGGGGGGCTCGATCACCTGACGCTGCGGCATGGGGATGGGCCGCTGCTGGTCGTCGTAAGCCTCAAACTCAAGGAACGCAACAGGCCGCTTGTTGGAAGCAGACCACATCGCACGCTGAGCACCGGAACCAAACGCGCCACGAGGCCCAACCCACGGGGCCTTTGGAGCAAGCGCGATCACCTCAGCCTGGGCACTCTTCCAGTAGTTGAACGCCCGCTGCGCATCCTTGGCGGAACGGATCAAACCAGACCAAGTGCGCTTCCCGTCAACATTCAACTCGGAGCCCAGCATGGGAACGATGGGAATGTATTTTCCGGGCCAGATGGTTTCTTCCAGCACCTCAATGGCGTTCAGTTTGAACCACTGAACCTCGATCTTGTAGCTAGTGCGCGAATCCTCGAATGCTTCAGGCTTTTCGGTGGTCGTGGTCCCATCCGCAAGCAGGTAGACGGTCACGGAACGCCGGACCTTGCGGAAATACTCGACAACGTAGCAACCGTCTTCCTGCGCCCATTCAGGAGCCGTATCGCCAATCGACTTCCACTCGGAATCTTCAAGCCCAGCCATGCGGGACTTGGGATACTCAGACTTGTAAACGTCCTTGGACAGATACGAGCCTACAAAGCCCCATTCAGCGTCAGATCCATCGGGCTCAGTGAAGGCGGGGTCTAGATAGACCAGGTGCGGATTAGGAATCCGCTTGATCGTGATGTCCTGCTCGAAAGTCTCCGGGTCGCTATATTCGGTAACTACGCGGAAATACCCGCGGCCACACCGCGCCATGGACTCGTAAGCGGTATCGAGGGCAACGTCACCATTCGACAGGTAGGCAATGTGCCGAATCATGCCCTGGAGCACTTCGGCAGTCTCTTTGTCTGCCCCATCGCCAACGGGGTTCACGTTGGGCTGAGGCCGGTTCTGCCGGAAGTCGTTGACAAGCTGGTGAACAAACGGGTTTAGCCGGTCAACAGACAGGCACGCACGGCCCTCTGCGCTGCGCTGGCCCTTTACGTCCTCAGGCCACTGGTTGGCGGGGTCGCAAAACCGCAAATCATCAAGTTCAAGCTGGCGCTGCTCATCCTCGGCTTGCGAAGCGGCCTTGTGGCGTGCGCGGGCCTCTTTGATAAGGTCTTTCGACTTCTCATCAATGAGTGAATCGCCCTTTGGCTTGCGCGAGAAGAAACCCAACCGGACACCTCGATAGGGTCAGGGTCGATTCCTT